GTATTCTTACAGGTCCACTTGAACCTGTTTGTATCATTTCATCTACTGCGGACGCATTGCCTGCATCTACATCTGCCTGTGTGGCTTTGCGTATACCTGTGAGGTTTTCGCGTTGTTGCTCTAGCAGTAGGCGGGCATCATCAAGTCCTGTAGTAGTGGCTGGTTTGTAATCTGCCATCACATCCTGATAACGGTCTGATAAGCGCTCAACATCAGATAAGTCGGCTTCGCGTTGGCGGGATAGGTTGCCCCGTTGAATATCTTCTGTGTAGGCAGATAGACCAAGAAAGTTACCTTGGGCATCAAATCCTGCTTTACGGTTAGTTGGTAATCCTGTGGCGGGGTCAAGTGCATTGCGACTATCTCCGAGAAGATTAATCATGCCATCACCTGAAAATGAGGCGGGTATTGTTTCCGTCTGTCCCGCTTTTGATTTATCTACAATTATGTTTCCGTTTGGATCTTTACCGTAAACGGGGACTGCGTCTTTAGGGGGAGTAGAGATCGTAGTTTCTATTTTATTTTTAACAACCTCCCCATACTTTAATCTTGGATCTTTTTTTAGGAGTTGGACATCTTTAAAATCATCGGCATATCCCGCAATGAATGAAGACTCTTTAAACATTTGTTCAGGTCCGCCGGGACTGGCATCAAGCTGACGATTCAGACCATTCATCATTAATGTGGATGTAACATATTTTTTATCAACTACTTTTCCACTCTTATCCTTAAACTCCAAAACACTAAGATGGTAATCAGTTCCTCTCGCACCTCCACTTTTAAAAAAACCACTTGTTCCTTTTTCCTGTTTTGTTGCATCTCTAAACCTTGCCTCAGGCTCAATTGTCCTAGTGCTAGTAGTCGCTTCCTTGCCACCTTCGTACCCAACAACCAATCGCCCCTCGTCATCGTAATTACCGCTAGTTGATTCCGTTCTGTTGCCCAATAATGTCTGGCGCAAAACATCCGTATCGATCTGTGCAGTCTGCTTGCGAATAGGTGCTTCAACTCCTTGAATGATGTCACCTAAGTTGCCACCATCGAAACCCGCCTCTGAATAAATGTCAGCATACTCTCCCTGTCCAAGCAGTTGTTCCATTTGCGCTTTCATCGCGTCTGCCATGCCTTCGCCATAGCTTGGTTGCTGGGGTAAATTGTAGTTTTGACTTCCTCCGCACATAATAAGTTTCTCCTAGATTTTTGGTAAGTTTTTGTAAAAAATGTTAGTAGGCCACACAGGTTCAAAGCCAAAGTGTTCCATATGGTTTTTATATGGACTGTGACTATTGCAGGCTATGAATGCTTGGTTTACACCTTTTTGTGAAAGCATACTTTCCTGTATCTGATTTAATATTAAAGAGTCTTTTGCCCCTACTTTCTTACTATGATGCCAAAGTAATACCATAGGGACTTCGCACAGATTCCAACCTCCAACAATTTCATTACCCTTCATCACTGCATGAGTAGGAATCTTCATATTATCATTATCTTCTTCTGCTAGTTTTGAAACCAACTGAAGAGTTTTGGGGTCGTTAATTTTTAATACTTTTGGGATGTTGCTCATGGTCATTCTGACATTAAATATTCGTCTGCATCTGTTGCACTCACTGCACTACCCAGGTTAATACGAACCCAATTTGTACCGTTATCCACAGCAAGGCATGGATTTCCACCATCGCCATCACTTACATAGATAAGTCTTCCGGTGGTGCCATTGGCAGGTAAGGATGATACTGTCTTGTTCTCCAGGGTAACGGATGTTGCGGATATGGAATCAACTGTGACTGTTGGTTCACCGAGTAAATTTAAAGATGCGGCATCTGTTTCCACGCCTGTGGCAAAGGTAAAACCTCTTGTAACTGTAGCAGTGGTAGCCATTACGATATGTCCCTTCTTGTGCTTGCTCCACCGGCTATCGCTTCCACACTTACATGACGGAACTTTGGTGATCCACTAGACACATCAATCTCGACATTTGCGGCGTAACCTCTCGCGCGTCCACTGCCAAAGCGAATTAATTTCTCTTCCTTCGATCCTGTGTAATTCTCGGTGTGTACTGTGTTCGTCCGATCCGGGTCTATTGTGTTTACCTTGATCGTGAATTGATCCCCGTTGTTTACTTCGCATCCGAGTTGTCCCCGTCTCCATGACTTCACATCTATACTCCCTAATGTAAAGGAGCGGGTCTTGAGTTTGGCACTTATCGCGGTGGATGTGGTGCTTGCGTTGCCTATTGTTCCCGTGATGTCGGTGGCGGCTTCCTCGATTAAATGCCATCCTTTGTCATTGACTGCGAACAGTCTTCTTCTGGTGGGATCTGTTCCATGTAGTACGGTGACAAAATCATCGATTACAAAGCCGGAAGGGAAGCTGTCTATAGATGTCCATGAAGTATTAAGAATGTCATATACAAATATTTTATTATTATCAGTTGCAGAACCTGTGGGTAGTGCGAGGTAGTATTTATTATCGAATACGATACCACATGCTTTCTCAGCAGATGCATAATTTACATCTAAGAATTGATCCTGGATAGGACGGGATAAAGGGATTGCTTCACCACTTACTTTACTGATTGCCACTCCTAATCCTTTAGCGGGATCTAATCCTTGCTGTAAGGTGTACACGCCATCATCGGAGAGGAAGTAGATTTGTGGTCCACTTGCTGCCACACTCTTCCGAGCTACACATCCTCGTTGGCGGGTAATCTCAAATACTGCGGCTGCACTTGTGACTGCACAGTTGTTAATCAAATGAATGCTGTTGCGAAAAAATACTATTAACTGATTTTCTAAGTATTCAGTAAATCCTATCAATCGATCAGCAGTGCCTCGATTAATTCTAAATTGTGATTCAGCAGGATAAAAATTATCAGTGTCTAAAATGTCCGACATGATTACAGTGTATGCAGAATCTGATGGTTGTGGTACGATAAGTCTGTTTGCAAAGAATGTACCAAAGTTCGTGCTTGGACATTCCACTCTTCCTGCTGTGGGTGATCCGTTGTTCTTGAGCGTAAATGCTGTTGGAGTCGAGTAGTCTCCATTCCATTCCATTGGATCTTTACTTGTACCTCGAAAGAGGATCAGTTTCTCCATTGCTTGCACAAAGCTTGCATTATCTCCACTTGCGACAGTTTGTCCCCCAGGGTAAGCGATATCTATTCCGCTGTTATTCTGGTCATTCCAAAGGATAACTTTATTCTTTGTAGCACAGGCTATAAATTCTGTGCCTGATACAGGGTCGGAAAATAATGTGGATGCAAATACTTGCTCATCCCCAGCATAAGTTAAAGTGACTGCTCCTGCTTTAAATTCAATTCCTTTGCGCACAGAGGCAAGGTCACCATCTAAGCGCATATTCTCGGATGCTTCAACTGTACCACCCTCAAGTGTTGTGGGTTCCAGGTAGGAGTCTATTCCACTAAAACCACGATCCCCATCGGTGAGGATTGGATCATCCATTCTACCCTTTGGTTCGTAGCGTGCCATTACTTCTTTAACTCTTGGTAAAGTTTTCGACCCATGTAAATGATTGTAATAATACCTGCTATGCATCCGAAAAGACTGTCTAGCGTGGATAAGCCAAAGGTTGCCAATGTGCCTCCCATTCCAAATATGGATGTGCGGTCAATCATTAGAATAATAAGTCCAAGATTATGATGCCAACAACGAGTCCAACAAATACCGTTATCATTTTTCCTTTTCTCGAAAGGTCTAAAAATTTATCTCTTAAAAGTTCTAAGTTTCTCATTTTGGAGTGCTTGGTTTGGGAGGAAATGGTGCGCGTGTTTGGTGCTTAATCGCTTCTGTCTTCGAGCAGTTTTGAGCAGTTCGTTTTGCAATAAAGATTGGAATGGCGAGGTATCCGGCTAAAAGAACTGCGGCTCCTATGAGGATCTTCTTCACAGTGCTTGTGAATTTCTCAAAGCCTGTTTGGTGCTGTGCTAGTCCAGCCTTCACTAAACCTTGCACATCTCCGTGTGTAATTGAGTCCACTAACTCCTCATTCGCATCCGTTAGCTCGTAGATCTTTCCACCAGCATAACCTACCCCTGCTCCCAATGCCGCTCCACCTGGACCTACGACACCACCCAAAGCCGCACCGCCAACCGTTGTGGCGGGGGTTACTAGGGATCGCATCGAACATCCTGTCAGGCTGATTAGCATAAGTATTATTAAACCTCGGATCATTAAGGACCGTTAGGACTTGTCCACTCCTCGCCTGCTAGGATCGTAAGAATCTCGGAATGCGAGTATTGAGTTTTACCCTCTAGGAATGAAGGCGTGTCTCCCTCGAACTTTACGAAAGTTTTCGTGCCAGCAGGATCGACATTGTATCGCACTGTGTCGGCACTCGTTTCATTTACCTGGCTAAAGTCTACGGAAGATACTTCGTCCGCATTTATTATTACATATTTTCTACTCATAATTTATTAAGTTTATTAAGAAGGAACGTCAGTTGAAAATGTTGGACCATTAGTGAGTGTACCGTTGTTAGAACCACTTCCTTGATCTGTTATAGTCGTACCTGTACCAGAGTTATTATCACCCATTCTCCACCAACCGACAGGTGAATATGAAGTTAAGTCGGCAGGTACTCCGCTGTTGTAAATAGCTGTTACATCTAATGCGGATAATGCGGAATTGAAAAACGAAACTTCGTCTATAATTCCATTAAAGAAATTAGAAAATCCAGCACCTGAAGGTTTTGCACCTATACAACAATCGTCTGTATTTGTGGTGATGCTAGTACTTCCCGTAGCTGTACCACTAGCACTTCCATTGATATAAAAAGCTACTGCCCCCGTACCGCTTGTCCATGTTACAGCAATATGAGTCCACACTCCTGTGCTTATTGTATCCGTGCTACTAGCAGAACTTGAAAAGTTTACAGTAAGAGTAGGCTTAGATGAGGATTCATCTATGTACAACTGAAAGGCTTTACCTACAGTAGCGTTAGTCTTTGATAATATCATTGGGTAACCTGAAAATGAGTCAGCTTTAATCCATGAGGATATAGTAAAGGCACTTACTGAATCAAAATCGGAACTACTGCCTAAATTAACAAAATCGTTAGTACCATCTAGCTCTACGCTGTAGGTGTTTGTAAATGCTACAGGTACATCAGTAACTCGGTCTGCTTCAACCATGTTAGTGGAGGTTGCCGTATTACTGTTTACAGAAGCATCAGGGATCGACCAATTAGATCCGTCCCATGTACCTCCATCTCCCATTCGATACCATGCTGTAGGATTTAAATTCAGTCCGCCACTACCAAGGTCCGCAGGTTGTCCACTATTGTAGATCGCAGATATATTGGAACCCGTAAGTTCGGTCTCAAAAAACGCTAATTCATCAATGAGTCCATTGTATTGGTACGCACTTACAGCATACCCTCTACCAATAACATAATCTAAATCTGGTCCTGTGCCTCCTGACCCTGAACCGCTTGTAGGACCACTGTAGGCACTAGGGGCGGTATCTGTACCGACAATCGTTCCATCAGTGTAAATCTTTACTGTAGTGCCATTAACTGTCATTGCGACATGATGCCAACTTCCGTCGCGTACCGCTAATGTAGCATTACTACCTCCTATCGTCGCGTTTCTAGTTACACCATTCCATCCATAATACCATCCTTTAGTCGATGAAGGTGTTGTTAAGAAAATTCCATAAGTAGCAAATGCGTCCATCAGCGAGAACCATCCCATACTACTAGAAGTATCACTCGACTTCATCCAAAAACTAGCACTGAAAGTAGAACCAGCAGATGGACGATATGAAGTTTGGATGAAGTCATTTGTACCGTCAAAGTCTAAGCTGTAGGTGTTTGTAAATGCACCACCACCACCACCTGGCACTGCGGATATAGCCGAGGCTCCGAAACTTGGTAATATAAAAGTCATCTGACTTAGGAAGCTGTATCGCCCGCTAGAACATAAGCATCTGCCACGCAACTAATCACTCCACACACTGCGTACTGTGCCGCTGTCTTGGTATGAGACTGACGATTATAAAGCGTAGTACCTGATGTTGTAAAAGTAATCTGCCCCGCCCCGTATTGGATGACTGTGCAGTTAAAGCCTGCTCCAGTTACCCCACTTGGTAGCGTGACTGTAATCGCTTGTCCGCTGGTGAACTTAATGACCTTACCATTGTCCCCTGCCACTAGCGTGTAGGATGTTCCTGTCTGCTCATTAATGGATGCGTCAAAGCCTTCGAGCCTGTTATCTCCTAAGTTAACTGTTCCGCTCGATACTGCAATCACATTGGTGTCGGCTGTTCCGACTGTCTTGGTAGCCGCATCGCCTAGTCCGAGGTTTGTACGGGATGTTGCGGCACTCGCCACATCGCTCAGATTGTTACTTGCGACTAGGTCACCCTGTGGGGCGAGAGTCATTAAATTTGTAACGGTTACCTTCTTGGTGGTCGCGGTTCCTGCAACATCATCCACGATAGGTAAAACATCAGCACCTGCTGGAGATGCCAGATTTGAGAGTTCTGTAATTTTTTTATTAGCCATGATATTATTCTGTTAAGATTGCTTCATTTAATTCTGTTCGTAAGACTTCATCAGTCTCGGTGGATAGGAAAGGTGGCATATCGTACTCGATGAAGTCTCCATTCTCAGTAATGATGAATCGCCCATTCTCTGTGCGCAGGACACCGTCAGGACTAGGGACTCCACCTGATGTGAAGGGTCGCGGGACACCTACGTTAAGATCGAGCGATAGCACTTTAAATGTTGTACGCTATTACTGCACCACTCGATAAAGTGACCGCAGATATGTTTCCGTAAATTGCTGTGTTTGCAGACAAAGTGGTATTATCCTGGGATGCTGTTATATCACTCAAGTTTTCCACATTGCTCGTTATGCTGTCGATAACAGTGTCCTCAGTTGCCACGATAGCAAACCATCCATTACTGTTAGTCTTCGCGGCAGTGTCATTGATGTATATCCCACCATTGAGTCCTAAACCTCTATATTCATTTGATGATGCCATAATATTCTATGCTGTTGATACGGCAGTTGTGCCGTAGGTTATAAATTGTATTGGGTTCACTTGCCCCTCTTGTCTTTCGAGCTTGTCTAACTCGCTTTGTAAAATTGATTCGGCTTGCTGATAGATGACCTGTGCTTTGTCAGTCTGTCCCTCAGTAGATAAATAATCACCATATGCCCCTACTGTTGCGTATTCGCTAAATATGTATGGAAAGTCAGTCGCATCGCTTGCGAAATCTGGGTAGGGTGAGCGGTAATATACCCATACGGGTGAGGTGGAACTGCGATCAGGTAGGATTGCTTCTCCATATACACTGTTTCCTGTGGCGTAGATGTTCTTAAATGCTTGATCACTTGTGGTCCCACTACCGTAGGGATCATTTTCTGTAACACGGAATATCTCGGATATAGTTGTACCAAAGTCTATATAAGTGAGCAGACTTGCTGTTGCTGTTGCTCCACTGCCACTACCCCCTGTAAATGATATGGTAGGTGCAGATGTGAATCCTGTGCCATTGTTGGTCACCGCCACTCCGTTTACCTGTCCATCTGAATTGATTGTGGCAGTTGCTGCCGCAGAACTTCCTCCACCACCTGTGAACACTACCGTAGGGGCAGATGTGTATCCACTTCCACCACTACCTACCTGCACACTTCTTACGCGAACATCTGGTATTACTTGAGATAAACGGGATACGAAAGGCCAGCTTGTGCGATCCCAGGCTAATTTGCCAAAGCGATTAAAGCTTCGTACTGCCGCCGTGCTTTCAGCAGTAAGGAAACTGTCCACGCCAACCATACTTACTAAGTTGGTCAACATGGTGCTTACTGCTATCTGTCTCATGCGAAACTAGGTTTATCAAAACCTCCTTGAACGAAGGTCTTCTTATTTAATGACTTTGCTTTGAATGCCGGATTGTCACGAAGCATCTCGTTGACAAATTGCTTATCGCCCCAACATCCTGGCTTGAACTGTTCCCATCTGAAATATTCACGGGCAGGAATACTTGCCTTCAACTGTCCTAGACCGTCCACTTGATTGCCTTGTTCGTTCTCTTTCCCAACTTCAATCTCGCGCTTCTTAGCTTCGTACTTTTCAAGATCCACTTCGTAACGAAGATGCTTCTCTAAGTTTTTCATGAATTGCGAACCATTGCCTTGGGCCTTGCTCCACTTCGGTATAAATATTTCTGACATTATAAATTGATGTGGAAAAGGGAGTGACCCGCTACGCAGATCACTCCCCAAATCCTAATTGCGATTAAGCAAATTGACCAAGGTCAACGATACGTAACCCTATCACTATTTTACCAGCAGTTGCTGATGCGATAGCGGCATCGGTGACTTCCAAGATAATAGAAGTCGCAGTGTTTGTTCCACCTACAGGCTGAGACTGACCGCCTGTGAATGCATCTCCTGTGTTAAACACGGGAGCGGACATACCGTCCACATCAAGAGCATCGATGAACTCATCAGGATCACCTGAACTTGTTCCCACGTCAATGACTAGAGAGGTTGTACCTGCAAATGCTTCAGCTTCGTACACACCTGCCAACTCAACTGCACCACCTGCGGGTATAGTTGCGATGGTCAACTGTCCAGCGTTGCCAATTGTTTGTAAGTCTTCGTAGGTAGCGGTGTACACATGCGTGAAACCTCTACCTGCTTCATTATTTGATAATTCTGACATATCTTAATCTCCTTATGTTAAGTATTATTAATTAAAATATCCGTGAGCTTTTGGAGACAAGCAGGCAAGTCCAGCTACTACGTCTACGAAACCTCTGCGACCGCCACCTTGATTCTCAAGCTCGGTAACAGACTCAGCTTTCAAGGACATCATGGATACATACTCAGGATCGATTAAGAGTCCTGCGTCTGCGTCTACTGTGTCACTGCCACTTGTTCTGTTAATGAACAAAGATGGGACGATTGCCACATTCCCAAAATCTCCCTCATAAATATTGACTGATAAGGTTATTTTCTTGCTGTCAGCGTCTTGATTTACAGTGTAAGTTCCGTTGGTAGCTGCAAGCTGACGTGAGAAGTTACTGATCTCTTTCTTGAGGCTTGGGCCTGCAAGTAAGGTCAACTGTCCACCAGGCATTCCGTTAGCTTCGTAGAGTTCTTGAAGAACACTATTAAAGGTAGCTTCGGTCTGTGTACCTGTGGTGTCATTAGCAACATTCTGTGCAAAGGCAGGGATGTCGGAAGGTTGTCCACCAACTCCTAAGAACTTTAACATACCACGTGTTTTGTAAGGCGCACCTGCACCAGCGTCTGCTTGCCGATCCTGTGAAGAACAGAATGCAGATTCAATTGAACGTTTTACATTGCGTACTGCTTTGCTTTCAGCATTTGCAAACTCAGATGCGACACCAGCAGTGTCAACCATCTCTTGCAGATCCGAGACCATAAACGTATCGCGGAACTTTTGAATGTAATTACCAATTCTTGCACGGTCAGCAGATTGATTTTTGAAAGCGGTAACATCTTCACCTTCTTCAACTCCACCAAATTCAGGTGAGTTAAGTTTATCAACTTGATATTCAAAGAATGTTCCGGTTGCTTTTCCCTTTTTAATCATGGAAACGAACGGTGTCGCTTCTGGTTCTAACACTGAAATAATTGAAGTTAAATCTTCACGATTTCCAGCAGTATTGTAAGTAGTGGCTTTAGCCATATCTATATCCTCCTTGTTGTTTTAAATTATTATTTTACGATTGCTCGCTTTAGTTTTATGTAATTTTGGTAGTCTGCTATATTGCCTGATTTCTCAAACTTGGCATGAGCCGCCTGTAGAGCTTTCTGATGTTTACTTCCCTCGGATCTTGGTTTACTCGCACCTGCTTCAGCACTTGCAACAGGAGCAGTTGGTTTCTTCAATTTCTTCGGTTGACTTGCATTTGCTTGCCGGGCCTGTATTGCCTTGTAACCTTCTACCATAAGTCCCAATGCAAAATTACTATTGGGTAGGTGATCGACTAGAGGTTTATACATTGGACTTTGCTTCACCTGCATGAACATCTTGTAGTCATCGCTTTCTCCATCACTTAGGAACTCGAAAGTTTGGACTGCTTGCTGGTCACTTGCTTGACGTTCCTTTATCCAGGCTTGGCGCGCAGGAGCATCTTTACGAAGTATCTTTTTTGCATTCGCTTTGATTCTCTTGAGATCAGACTTCGTATAAGTCTTGTCCCCATCCTTGACCACAAACTCATTACCAGCATCATCGTACTCAACTTCGTTTTCCATCCCTTCTTCAGCCCATTCAATGAGCGTGTTAAGGTTTTCAACTTCCTTGCTAAGTGCGTTGATATCTGTGACATTATGCAGGGCATTATCCTTGAGGAAAGCAGGTGATTCAGCAGGCACGGGTGCTTGCTCAACTTGTTGCTGTAACTCTTGATTCTCAGCTAACAGTGCTTTCTTCTGTGCGGTTAGCTTTCCAAACCGCTTGATTGCAGAAGCATTTAACTGTTTAGCTAAGTTCTTAGCATCCTCCTCGGATAATGAATCCAAGTCTATATTATATTTAGAAAGAACATCTGAAGGTTCTACGGGCGGTTCATCTGATTCCTCATCTGATTCATCCGACTCTTCAGCAGACTGTACCTCTGTTTCCTCCTCCTCCGTAGTTTCTTCAACGGACTTAGGTTCCTCATCGGCAGTTTCAGTTTCCTCGGCTTGGCGGCTTTTCATCAGATTTGATGCTAGTTCTGCCATTGTGAGGTTACCTTCACTTTGCGTTAAACTATCCACAGAATTTTCGGAGGACTCTGAGATAACCTCTTCAGTTAATGTTTCCATATAATTCAAGGCATGGTTAGCCTAGTGTAGCAAAATGTAGTCTATTGTAGCCACAAGGGCAATAAAAAAGCCCACCGTGGTTCCCCTAACACGGTGGGCTAATGGGGGGTCTCACACACACCAAAAGTTACAGCTTATAGAAATTGTCTAGTTCTTCATCGATTGCTTCAAGCTTCCCTGAAATATGAAAGTGTAAGTTTAAATTTTCAATGTTCGCTGGAGTCTGCAACGCACGAATGGTTTCTTCACGCATAGCTTCACGCAACTCAATATATCTTTTGAAGTTAGGATCGTTTTTAAGAACGGACAGCGCTCGGAATGCTTCGTCTTGATCGATCTCATGATTTGT